AAGTAATCATGAAAAACATCGCCCTGGCTTTGGCTCTGGCGGTGCCTTTCATGGCATCCGCTGGTGGCTTTGCGCCACTCACAATGTCCGATCCAGGTGAAACCTGCTATACATGGACTGGCGGAAACTTCTCCGCCGGTTCGTTCAGCAAGTGCTCACCCACGATCGTGCTTGCCGCGGTAACGCCGGCCCCACTCGCCGCCCCACCGACCGCCAACCCGGTGATGGTTCCGATGCAAACTTGTGCCCCACCGCCCAAGCCGCACCATCGGATCGTCAAAAAGAAACCCCCGGCGAAGTGCTGATAAGAGGGTGCCCACAGGGGCACCCTTTCCGCTTATGACTGATCAAATCGACGATGATGACGTTGGGGCACTCTACAAGGCCCTGGCTGTCCAGAGTAAAGCCAAACGCGAAGCCAATCGCCAAGGCTCAACTCGTATGTTAGAAGATTACAAGATACCGTTTGTCACACTCAACAGCGGTGCCCATCTTCTAATTCAGTATGCTGAGCCGAAGTTAATCATCGACTTCTGGCCCGGTACGGGGCTCTGGCGTGTACGTCATACGACCCCCGAAGTGAAGAGACGAGGCGTGCGAAATCTGATTCGTTACGTCCAGAACGCTACTGAGTAGGTTCTCCTAGAATCTTCCTGTAGAACTCCGCTTCTTCCGGAGTCATGTTCTCTCGAGTGCCACGTATATCGACGCGTGGCGGCTCGGGCTCTTTTTCCGTTCCAAGCTGTCGGCTTGTATCGTACCGCTCCTGTAAAGCGAGTGGTCCCTGCACCATAGCACTTTTTCCCATCCGACGAGCCATGTCCTCACCGAACGTCTTCGGTTCCTCGGTCATGAGCTTGCGGAAACCCGGTGAGGCCATCAGTGAACCAATACCGCCACCGATTCCACCAGCACCTGCCAACCCGGCGGCTAATGATGCACCGATATTGAAGACACCTGGATCGGATATAGCTCCCATCGTGTTTCCAACCAAAGCACCAGCACCGGCTCCACCGGTGAGACTGCCGACTACCGGGCCAGTGTTAGCCAACAAGCTGCGGTTACGGGTCGAGGTGTCTTTAATGATTTGCTGACCGATGTTTCCTAGTTGCCCGTACGGCGAATCTTTTGAGTCTTTGCCGTAGTATTTGGCGATCGACTGAGACAGGTCGTTCGGCGTCATCTCATCGATTGTACGTTGAGCTTGTCCAGTTTCTGATTTGACAGTCGATGGGATAATGGCTTTCGCTGCACCGAGTTGCGTGTTGGCCGTGGTCAAGGCTTCCCGCTGAGCCTGTGGTAACTGGCTCTCAAACGTGCCTGTTACGATACCACGCAACTCTTGTAACAGAGGTTGTACTTGGTGTTGATCAACATCTTTCGTGTTACGACTCTCTAGGCGCCATCCATCTTGCAGGTTATGCGCGACTTCCCCGTCGATAGATCTTTGAGTGAATGGAAGACCAGATACTGGATCGACACCGGCCCTGTTGGTCATTCTGCCCTCAAGTGAGTCAATGCGACTGTGAATTGCAGCAGCTACATTCGGTGCGAATTTATCTGCCTTTGCACGCAAAGCGTCAAGCTGTTGACTCATCGTTCTGGTAACGATAAGCGGTTGTGATTTCCATGTATCTTCGACCGCTTTCTTAAGCTCGTCATGGCGTGCCGTGACATTGGTGCTGGTGAGTGGTTTCCCATCAAGACCAATTACATCACCGATCTGCCGGTTGAAAAGCTCCTGACGTTTTGCGTCCCACTTCTCGATCTGCTGCTTGAACAGAGGCACATAGCGGCCAACATTACGGAACGAGGTAGCGAAGCCGGGCTCTGCCGTGTCAGCTAGGCCCATCGGGAAGCCACGACGAGCAGCTTCCTGTGCCAGCGGACCCATGATTGGATCGGACGTTTGCGCGATCTTGTTAGCCGACTTGACAGCTTGTGGAACGAACGCACCGGCTGCACCGCCAATGGCGATATTGCCCATCCGACTTTCGCCAGTAGCAACAGGCTCAATGGCACCTTGGGCCGCCCCCATGCCAATCCCTGTGGCAACTGGAGATCCTAGGACAGATTGAGGCGCAAGTGACCCTACCATGACCTTGGGGATCATGTTGTTAATCGTGCCCATGACTCCACGATTCAGTGGATCATCGAGCTTACGTTTTTCGTCGGCCAGTGCTTCGGACTGCTCCTTGGTACCAGCTCTTCCTGCCAGCTGTTTGGCACCAAGGATCATATCCTGAAAACCAGAACCAGACTGAGCCAAGCTTTTTGCTGTACCGGGATTGAGTTCAAAGCCTGTATCGTACGTCTTCCACGGCGTCGCAAACTGGAGTGTCTGACCCTTGAAATCAGATAGTGGCGTTTCCGGAGGACGTGCCTTGGCTTCCAAGCTTGTACCGGCTGCACGTGCTTTCATGCGGCGTTCATTAAACGCCGCTGCTTCGTCTGCAAGAGTTAATCCAGGAATCTGACTTGCACCACCTCGCGGATTTTCCGGAGACGGATGTCCACGCTTCGCGAAAAATTCTCTGGCCGAATCGTTGAGATCAGTTGCCATACTTCTCCCGCCATTTCTTCATGTAGGGATAGTTATAAATCGACGGCTGGTTTTGCTGCCAAAGCTCTTGAACTTGCATCAAATCACCATTGTCCGTCTTTTTGGCTTTCGGATAGAATTCATTGAAGAAAGCTTGCTTATCCTTATCACGATCCAGCAGTGCTCTCTTCATGTCAAGGATATAAGCATTGTACTGCGGCGTACCGATCAAGCTGTTACTGGCAGCTTCGTGCCGGCGTTCATCGCTGCTGGTAGCAACGCCCTTGTCAGCCATGATTTCTTTATTGACACCCATCTTGATGGCTTGCTCTGCCAATTGATAGTGCGTCAACAAGTCTTCACTCTCTGGTACACCAGCTGCACTCAACAGAGTTGCTACGCCTTTTCTGAAAGCTGAAGTACCCGGACCAGTCTCACCGATAGCCTTGAAAGCGCCCTTCATTTGATTAAGCGCAACTTCTCTTTCTGGAAAGCTTTCAGCAGCCTTATTCATCTCCTTGAGTGTATCCATGAACTGAACATTACCCTGCTCAATGTTCTTGGCTTGTTGCGCTTGACCGAAGGATGCCTCTTGTTGAATGAATCCAGGCACACCGCCACCAGCTGGTGTGGCAGGAGGAGCTGTTCCCACAGGGGCTTCGGGCACGACATCTTTTTCGTTGCCCGCAACGTAGTTCGGCGTGAAACTCATATCCTTTGCCGGGTTCTTGCCTGTCAACTGATTGGCGTAGGACGCACGCATCTGTTCCCGGATTTGAGGTGGGAAACGAGCCATCGTAGCTTCGATCTGTTCAGGCGTGCCTTCCCAAGCACCACGCATTTGAGCGTTCTGTGACGAATCGGTTGCACGACCAGCAAGCACATCCATTACCGGTGGAGCACCGCTACGTGACCGGAGTGCCTGTTGTGCGCCCGCCAGGGGTGTCGCCGGGGTTGGGCCGGGTTGAATCACCGGCATGGGGCCACCTACCGGCCCCGTGGTGCCCCCTCCTGCCGGTGGCCCTTGGGGTGGTACAGGCCCGCCCGGGGAGGGGTTCCCAGCCCGGGGTTGAGTTTCAAAAGCTTGCAGGCCCTTTTGGATGTCGATCGGGTTGACGACACTGCTTGGCGCAACACCTTTGGCGCCACCAGAAAACACTGGAGTCGTGCTGACAAGGTTTTCACCAGCGCCTTTACCAAACGCAGCCGCTCCGGCCGATTGAGCAGAGGCTGTAGCTGTGCCGGGAATATTACGCACACCAGTAACATCACCTTGTGGCGTGACATCTTGCGTTGGGCCACCTGCTTTTGGCATGTAACGCTCCCACTCCAGTTTCCCGGTAGCAGGATTCCACTTCTGGCGAAACGAGCCTTCGGCCGCGTTCTCACCGTAGTTCACGTTCTTCCAAGCATCCCAAGTGCCCTTGTTCACCTGCTCCAGTTGCAAGGCACGCTCTGGTGTCATGGTGCTTAAGCTTTCACCAGAACCAGCTTGCAGAGCTTGAGCTTGGGCTTGCTGGGCCAGTGCACTCATAATCAACGGAATGTACTGCGTCCGCAGCTCCTTGTCTTTCTGCCGGTACTTGGATTGCGTGGCACCAGCATTGATAACGGCATCGCCAAGTTTACCTTGACCGGAGGGATCGGTCAGTCCGCCGCCCCAAGCAAGAAGCTCGTTCTTTTCGACTTGCTCTGGAGTATCGACTAACTGACCCATCAGATCTTTCATCTGCTGGTTGTAATCGATATCCTTCGCTTCGTCTCCCAGCGTCAGAGGGCCTTTGACTTGCTTAACCATATGCTACCTCATTGAGCAAGCTGTGTGTAGCCACTCGCGAGTTGTGCCAACGGCGACGCACCTTGCGTACGTGACAGCGGCCCTTGCGTCATCGACGTTTGGGAAGTAGGCAGCTGTGCACCGCGAACGATGGTGTTCAGATTGTTGAGGTTGTTCCAACCGTATTGCTGTTGAGCAACAAGGTTGTTGTAATCCGTATCCAATCCGGTCTGTTGCAGCTGTTGCTGTTGTTGGCCGATGGCTTGCATGCCTTGTGCATCTTGCATGCCCAACGCCGACCCGGCCTGAGCCAAGGCACCTTGCTGCTGACCACCTTGGAGCCCTGTGGTGGCTGCAAGCTGACCAGCACCGAGGGCCGTCTGCCCTTGCATCTGCTGCTGTTGTTGCTGCCGTGCAGCGTCTTGATTGAATAGGTTGCCTGCCGTACTGTACCCGGACTCCAATGCGGACGCCTGCTGACCCGTGATGTTCTGCTGGGCTTGAGTAGCCGCGTTCCCGAGATTGGCAGCATTCCGTGTAGACCCGAACTGGCCCGAGCCAATCATGGACGCATTGATTTGCGGCATGATGTTCTCGTTGAAGTTCTGATTGCCCAGCCTGGCGATCTCGTTCACCACAGAGCTTGTGTACGGGCTCATGTACGCCGACTGCGTACCCGGATCGGTCCAGTTCTGTGATGGGCCAGCAACTGCCGCATTGGCCTGCTGTCCAGCTTGCTGGGCAGAACCGATAGCACCTTGGACAGTCTGACCAGCCTGCTCCAATCCAGGTTTCCACGCCCCCTGATTGTCTCGGACCTGCTGAAAGGCGGCCACCTGATCTGGCGTGAATCCTGCAATGGATTGCTGTGGGATCTGTCCCTCTTGGGCGTTGCCAGCCAGCTCGACACCCTTGCCTGCAATCCCCCGGATGTAATCGGAGTACCAATCCGGCACGCCAGACTGGCTGGCGGTCGTAGAGGTGCCTGTCGCCGGTGCTGTTGGCGAGGTTAGAAAGTCAAGAGCTCCCATTACTGCTCTCCTGTATCCGGAATCTCCGGAAGGTACTCATTCGGATCTTTGCTCGGGGGGCCAATCTCTCCCGGTGGGGCGTCCCTCTTGTGCTCACGAAGGAATTCACGCCACTGATCGAGAATCTGGGCACCAGCTTCGTTGCTTCCATTCCCAAGCATCGAAACTGTTTCCGCATCGAAAACGTACTCACCAGCGGCGGCGTTAATCGGTACACTGTCACTTTGACCATCACCAGCTCCTGCTACAAGGCCAAAGTCGCCGTGGCTCAGAGGCCCCGTAGGTTCCTCAACGCCACCCTCTGCTTGATCTTCCATTGGTGATTCAATCTCACCGCCTTCCGCCATGTCATTGCCGCCGTGCACGCGAACGCGTGGCGTGGCTTCGGGCAAGCCGAGAAGTTGAGCCAACGCCACTGTGGGGATGACACCATCACCGCCAGCCTGTCCTTGCAAAGCTTCAATCAAATCGGTGATATCTTGACCGCCGACAGTGCCACCCGCTGCGTAGCCACGAGACGGCATAATGCTTTTGATTCCACCTTCGCCAGCACGTGCAAGCTGCGGAGCTTGGCCTTGGCTTCGCGCATTCGGAGTCTGGAAAAATCTGTTCGCCCACACAGCTTGTTGAGGTGTCCAATCATTGCTTTTGTTCTGGACAAGTTGTGCTTGCAGCTGTTGAGGGGTCATGGCCCCCGGAGACGTGGCTGGCGCCTTTTTGGATTGACTGTAAGCTCCGTACACGCCACCAAGCGTCGAAATCAACTTGACCATCTTACTGAGGTCAAGCTCACCTTCCTTGTCAAGCAGCAAGCCTTTGCCCTGCTTGACAACCTTGTCCATCAGGCCCGGTTCTTTTCCGCCAGCTTCTGCAATCTCTTTGGCACTCGGCGATCCAGGGTTGTATGCGTCATTGCTCTGCAGAGTCTGTTGACCGATGGCGCTTTGTTGTGGCTGCGTAAAACTTAGTGCGCCGCCTCCGCCTCCACCAGTCATATCCGGGAATGTCGGATTGTAGTTGATGTCATTGACGGTCTGATCACCGTAATCGGTGACAGTTGGCGCCCAATCAGGCGTGTTCCCGTAGCCCCAGCTCACATCTGGTTGAGCATAGCCACCGGTGGGAATATCACCGATAGAGGTGCCACCGCTGCCACCCCAATCGTAATCCCCGAGATTGATGTCACCGTCAAGCCAGCCCATGATAGCTCCTATCCGAATGTAGATCTGAAACTGGACGCCCAATCACGCCAGTCGCCAAAGCCCTGTGGAGCTGGTGCTAATCCGAGTTGCGGTTCATGCAGGAGATTGGAACCCCACTCAATCCACGCATCGTTGTTTGCAGGGGCTTGAACACCGTAAGCTGCTAGCTGTTCCGCAACTAGTGTGCCCCATTCGGTGAATTCTATCCCCTGTGGCGCAGGAATGAAAAGACGGATCATGTAATTTCTTCCGATCTTTCGTCACCGGGTTGGAGAGTTATCATCACTTTACCCTCCATGAAATCACCGCCACGAGTATTCGATGTGATTTTGACACGTAAAATTCGTGCTTGCGAATCACGAATATCTTCAAATTTGGAATCTTCTGATATTTCGTAATTGTTAATCTCTTCAAGCTCGCCCTTCGGGAAGGAGCGGCCTTGCACAGTCAGAGTCAGCGGTCCAACTTGGTTGAAGTCAGGCTCGATGCGTACAAACCGTGTCGTCACATCCATTGTCACGGGAGAGTCAGCGAACGGCTGACCAACTGCAAAGCCAAAATCTTTCGATGTAAACGACGCTTCGATAGCTTGCACTTCTTGACCAATCACCTTGTTCTTGCCAGTCTCGTGCTGATAAATCGTATCGATTTCCTGTCCGTAGGAAACTTGCATGCTTGTAGCAACAGCACCATGCGGGCCGGTAATTTGCTCATTCGTGGACGGGTGATCCGTATTCGGCCAAAACGGAGTAGCTAGTCCGTTGTTAACTCCAAGCGTAATTTTCGTGAGGTTCAAGTGAATGTAATCGGCTCTTACCACAGTGCCAGTCGTGCCCGAGGATGCCCCCGTAGCTATATCCCCGCGCAGAAATGGCGAGGTCATCGAAGAGAAAGTGATCGGAGTTCCAGTCGGCACAATAGCAGTCGTCGCCGCCGAAAGCACAACTGTCGTTCCAGTGAAGCTGCTCACCTTCGCACCAGCAGGTATGCCAGCACCAAAAACCAGCATGTTATTCGCGACCCCGGTGGTAGCCGCAAAGGTGAGAGTCGCATTTCCAAGCGCCGTTTGCGCACTCGTATTGCGAATGAACCCGATCGTTAAAACCGTTGAGTTAAAGCGGTCCTCCCGGCCACCCCAAATCGGAAATGGAAAGAGCTGCACATGCCCACCGGCAGAACGCTCTTTTACAGCATCGTACCAAGTGTTCTCCAAGTAGTTGAAGATCACGGCATTGTCACACTCGGTGGAGTCACCACGCGGATAGAACCACCAGATTTCGCCCCAGCGTGGGATCTTCGTGCCCCACACTTTGTTACGATTGTTGAAGTTGATGTTCTCGAAAAACCAGTTCGAGTTCATCTGATTCGGAAGCTCTTGAACAACTCCGTTGTAAAAGAGGAAACGATCTGTTCCCGGCCAGAAGAACTTGCCATCGTGCTCAACGATGCCTTTCTTGGACAAGATCGACGTAGGTTGGCTCAGCGTATCATACTGCCACATATTCGGTGGCCCAACGAAGCTCATCCGAACAAGAGCATCAATGGCCCAAAACAATCCAGCAGGAGCCTGAGACCCACCGCGCACAGGATGGCCCGCAACGAACTTGGTGCCTGCGACATTTGCCTCATTAGCAAACGTACCAGAGACAGTCGGATCCCAGCCAGACGGTGAGAAATCATTCTCTTTGCTGTTCTTGATCAGCCCGTTGGATCCGAACACCACAGCAAATGGCTGTAGGACTGTCACACCACCTGATACGCGGAGTGGCCCGATTGTGTCACTGACAGGGACCAGCACAGACGAATCGGCCACGTTACCAGAGTAAACGTAGCCTGCTTCGTCATTGTCAATCATCATCAAGTCAGGAGACGATGCTGCCAGTAAGGCCGAGTACGACCCACCAGTAGAGCTTGTCATCACGGCATGCGTCCACGTGAGACGATCGTCAGGCGTGAAAGTAGCTGGTGTACGGTCATCCAGATTGCCGCCAGCACCTGTCGGGCTGAACTGGAGGCGTTGCACGCCCCATTGACTGAATGCGTGCACCGAGTTGATGCCGTTCCGACTATCGACCATAAGTGACCGAATCGGACCATTCGCCAACGTACTCATTGCTCTATACCCGCCCATTTTCATGGGACGCTGACGCTGCCACCGGACCCATACGCAATCGTTGTAGTAATCGGAGTCCAGAGAAGTGCCATCTCGCCGGACACCCGGCTGTGAGGTAAGCTCGAATAGTTGATCTGGCATTATTTCACTCGGACGTTTCTGTCCTCTTTACGATCACCGTCCTCGGCGACGATACCACCAACAGCGATTTGATATTGCTGCATCCACTTTTGTTCCGCAGCTGGGTTTTTGCACCACATAGTAGCTTCAAGCATTGTGGCAAAAAACAGAGTCTGTGGGGCGTTGAGGGTGATCCAGTTTTCTTGGTGAGTGTCATTCAGCGGCTCCAACCGAGCATAGTACACAAGCTCGAATTCAATTGGCTCTGCGGGAGTCGGAGCTACGTAGAAGTGCTGAAAGTTATAATCAGCGTAATAAGCGGGGATGCCAGTTCGGAGAATCTCCGGCCAGAACCGCTTAATATACTCCAATGAGCGAAGCTTCAAATCGACCCACTTATTGCCGATTTTAATCGTAAAACTGATAGTTTCGCGCCAAAAGACCGGCTTTGGTTGGATGTTGGAGACATCCAGCACGCTGGTCACAACAGCTTGAAAACCCTCCTGCTTCATATCTGTAGCAATGCGGTTTTCAGCTAGGTTGATAAATCTTGGAATCTGTGCCTTGAAAGCGTCATCCTTCCGCTCCATCCAAGATGGGAGCATTTCCACCAACGCTTGGTAGTTGATGCTTACTCCGGGTGCGTCTGGTGTAGCCATTATGTCACCGCTCCATCAGGTGGAGTGACCGGGAAATGAACATCCGGGAACACTGGCGGAGGTGGCGGAGGCACGTACGGAGGTGGTGGCGGATCATGTGGCTCGTGGATTACGTCCGGCGTGCTTCCCACAGTGGGATCGGGGATGTTGCGGGTCCACTTCGGGAAGCTGTTCACGATATCGGCCACCGCTGGCATCGGGTTGTGATTGCCCCGCACTGTGGCAATCACCTCGTTAATCCGACTGATGACGGCCAACCGCCAATCTTTCAACGTGGCCGCATCCCTCCCGGCCTGATTGGTCGGGGTTCCCGGTACCGAGGCCACTGCATCGGCGATACTGTCAAAACCAACAGCTCTGGCGGCCATATCCATCTGGTCGGTAGCAATCTTCGTCAGTAGAGTATGCTTTTCCCTGTCAGTCGCCAGCCAGCCGATAATAACCGCTTCCGTCGCCATTGGCGGAATATCTACGATCAGCCAATGGGTTGCTTCCCAAACAGCTGTCTTGCCAGTTGGAATCACAGGAGGCGCAAGGAACGTCGAGAAAGCTGGCAGCAGGAAAACGCCAGGCTCGGCCGGGGATTCCATGGCGTCCGACTCGCCGGATAAGATCTTTGTGGTTGCGTCGAAAGAGTAAACTTTTGGCATCTTAGTACCTCAGATAGATCGGGTACGCCATGTTGCGGACAGTGTTCTGCGCTGCACCAGCTGCGGCAATCGAAAGGCCGGTACTAGCGGCTGAGTTGTATGTTCCGGTGTAATTTCCGTAGATGCCGATGCCCGTACCCGCACCGTTGATCGTGACGTTGTGGCCGTGTGAGCCATCGCCGGCAATGCCAATACCGACACCTGAGCCATTCGTACCAGAGCCAACAGATGTTGCTACACCGGCACCAGAGAAAGGGAAGCTGCCCCCGGTATTGGCGCTGTTGTAAGCTTGCGTTGTGTGCCCGTGGCCCGGATCACTCACACCGTGCCCGTGGTAGCCTTGCGCATCTGTAGAGGCTGCGTGTGCGTGGCCGCCATCTGCGACACTGTGGGCATGCGTCGGATCGTTCAGTGTGTGGTTGTGGCCGGGATCACTGATACCGTGGTTGTGCGTCAAGTTGGCTTGATCCTGATAGAAGCCCCACGGACGACTCGGATCTAGACCACGCCCATTATCCCATCCACGAAGGTGAAGGCCACGCAGATCAGGAATCCGAAAAGTAGTAGAGCCATTACCAGTGCTAAAATATCCGAAATAGCCATTCGTCCATGTTGTCTCATCGGTGACTCCTACAGCTTGTGCGTAGGCCCACAGATCAGCGTAGGTGGCCCGACTGACAAGTGAGCCATCGCAGAACAGAAAGCCGGAACGTGCAATCGCACCTCCGACAAAATATTTGAGTTCGCCAATCAGTGCCTTTTGACGGAGTGCACTGTTGATTGTGATTTCACCGGTAGCCCGGTTGATGCTAAGTGGAGTACCCAACAGGGTACCAGCATCGTCGTATCTACTGATCTGGTAGTCGCTGCCAGCATTGGTGCCAGATTCAGGAGAGTTATTAACGCCTTCCGTCCATCTTGGAAGAGTATTTGTGCTGAACTGCACGAGGCCATTAGCACCTGCTGGACGTTCTACGATAACAGAAGCACTGCCAGCTGTGCTCTTGACATCCAGGAATGGATTGGCTGCACCGACCACTTGCAAGCCAGTTCCCGACATCTTTACGACTTCGGTACCACTCGACGAGAAGCTCACCTGACCCGATGCAGGAGAGAAAAATCCGTTGTTCGTGCCGTTGATTGACACAGCCATACGCCACCTGCTGAACGCCGGACGTTGTAGTCGCAGCGTTCGTTACGTTGATGCCATCACAGAACAAGATGGCACTTTGCAATTGCGGAAGCGTAACGGTTAATCCGACACCGGCGGTTTTGAATCGAAGAGTGAACGCACCTGTTGTTTGATTCGTGACGAAATAGACTTGAACGATTGACGGCAGAACGATATCACAGTTTGATAGGAGTGCACCATTGTAGTTTTGCACGACGTTCGCAGCTTCCGTCAAAGTCAGCACGACAGTGCCGCCAGTCACGGTTTTTTGTAGCTGCGTAAAAGCAAATTGAGTGCTGCGCCCCCGGCCAACGGTCGTCCAGAAACTCGAAGACGATGCGGAGTGTAACCACAGGCTCTCGTCAGCGTTCAGTACAATCGAGGCCACGCCGTCGATCAGTTGACCGCCGGATGGCTGCAAAGTGAGGGCGCCGGTACCCTGATTGCGGATTTCGCAATTGAAGTCGGCCAGTGTACTCGCAGCAGGAAGCGTGAAGATGCCAGTGCCACCGTTCCAGACGAGCACTTTATCGCGATGAATTTCTGCCAGAGTGGTCGGAACCGATACGGTAGTGACCGGAAAAGCAACGTTTAACTTCGCACCAACGGCCTGTAAACCGGCTCCGGCAGACCCCGCAATGTCTAGTGTACCGGTTCCAACCCCGAGGAGAATGGACTGCCATTCTCCGCTCTGTGTGGTGTTGTCCGATAGGAGAATTAGGCGGCGGCCTCCTGGCGGAACAGTGATAACCGGATCACCCGTGTTGGTTGAAACAAGATAAGCAATCGCACTGTTGTTGATGAAGACGATAGACTCACCGGGAGCAGCTTCGCGTGCATCCGGCAGGTAAATAATCAGATTTGCCAGTGCCGGAGTAAAGTTCATCACTTTCGCGAGAACGTTATCCTTTGTAGCATACGGAGGCCATTGGACGTACTGATGTGCATCACCCGTGAACTCACGGTAAGCTACATCCGCTGGCTGAATGGAGGTACCGCCAAAGCGGTCACTGTAAGCTGTCATGGCATCTCCAGCGGTACATCAGGACGCGGATGCTGCAACGAGATATCTTCTGTCTGTCGAGCAGGCAGACGGTACGGATCAAACTCGTCCATGCATCCACCAGATTTGCATACCCGAAGGCCCGGTGAGTTTGGATCAGGAACCAAATCAACATAAGCTCGCTTCATCCGGCACCGGTCGCAGATTGCAATCGATACTACGGTGTTGTGGCTCGTATCCAGAAACTTGGGCATGTCATCACCTATGCCGTGTAGCCATCGATTCGCGGAGTCATGCGGTAAGAAGAGCCGTCCGACTCTCCTCTACCCGCTTCCTGCGTGTAGTAGGTGGCTTGTCCAGTGATAAACTCTAACCGCCCCGGTGGCAGCTCACCCGGTGGAATTTCGAGGCAGAGTCGCATCGCCAGGGTGAAAATGATGCATTCATACCAACGGGCAGGGACCGCAAGCTCGTTTGACAGCTCACCAATGTCCTCAATCTGTCCATGTTGATAGACAACGATTTGGTCGTTTGTTTGATTTGAGATCGGCCACACGTAGAGAACGGGGTTGATCTGCTTGTCGTGCCAAAACTGAAGTCCGCGCTGTGATCCGTAGTAGTTTGTGTTATATTTGTTTGGGAGATTAACGTAATCATCGCGATTCAACTGCGCCATGTTGACTTCATTCCAGACAGTGCGAAAGCGCACAGTATTTGGAAGCAGATTATTACCACTGGCATCTCGAATACGCCACGATTGCGCCACCACAGGGCGCTGGATATCGGAGGCGAAGTCCGATCCGTCATCCACTGACGCCTCACCAAACGCAACCAGCGTCTGCCACGATGGCCCGTTGGAGTATTCAACCACCATAGCAGTTGTACCGGCTGCGTTAAAAAAGCCGGATACGTTGGTGATGGCTACTGGAGCGGCTAGTGTGACCCCAATGAAGTCAACTCCACTGATCGGAAAGCCTTCTGGCTCTTGCAACGTCCTGTAAAGCACGTTGAGGATGTCATCTGTTCCAATGGACTGGGAGTAAGCCGCTGTTTGCGCACGCACGTTAAGGATGTTTTTCCTGACGCAGAAGAGGTTAACCCCACGGTTAACCATCTCCGCGCACAGGAAATACAGTGCGTTTTGAGCAGCATTCAACAGCTCCCCGGAGACCGTGGAGGGTGCTTTGCCCGCGCGCCGAAACGCAGTATCAATCAGGGTTGCTACATTGATCTGCGTTTGTGCGACTGTTCCAGAGGTAGGCATTTAGAACTGATTCACGCCTGCCGCCCCGAGCCGAGTAGCATTCGGCCCCGCCTGGATACCCGACAAGGCAATCGTGACGACGAGGCGCTTGATGCCGTCCAGAGCCGTGGCCGGAGTGTAGGTGCCACGTACATCCCCTGTGGTAGCTGTCGCGGTGTTGCCATCGGCGACGACGATCGTCGGTGCTTCCGTCGCACCGTTGAATTTCGTCGTCATGATGTAGCCGAGGTCCGCGAGGCGGTACGGCAGACCGAGCACGTTGCTGGTGCCTACCGTCGCCACGGTGCCAACCGCACCGGCGGTAACACGCGACACGACCTTGAAAGCTTTCTTGCCGGTACCAGCTGCTGCGAATGTTTCGGTCATCGGCATCCCGTACTGATCGAAACCGAAAGCTGTGACCGGGTAAACGGCGGTACCGGCGACAACAAGAGTACGCGGAACGTCGAGAACCATCTGCGGCAGATTGTCCGTCCCGATACGGGTCGTGACGTTGGCACCAGCTGTAAGCACCAGATTCCCGCCGGCAGTCGTGGATTGCGACAGTGCCAGCACGTTGGCGCCTTGCGTTGCGGGCACGGCGTCCCACACGTAGATGCGGCCGACTGGTCCGACGCCTTCCGTCATCGGAGACGGATTCAGTGGATCAGCGGGGGAGGGGATCTTGGCACCGCCAAGGTAGATATCGTCACTCCATTTGGGCATGATGGCACTCCTTCTTGAAAAGTATGGCCTGAGCACCCAAAAAGCCCGCACGCGGCGGGCTGATCGGGGTCGTTTGGTTTGATTCTTAACGATTTCTGAACAGAATGTCTACCGCCCGCGAATCAGGTGCCGGGGGTTCCCCACGCCGTGCGCGGGTCGGTCCAACCCACATCGTAGCGTTCGGTTCCCTTGTAACGCATCGAGTCGGTCTCGAAGTCGCCTTCCATGCTCTTTTCCAGAGTACGGCGCATCAGCAGCTGCAACCCGTTGGGTGCATCGGTCGTGATCCACCACGCGGTCGGCGAGGTGAGACGGCTGATAACCACAGGGTTGGGATCGAGCATGCCGATCGACTTGACCGCGTTGATGTCGTTGTTGGCCGTGCCAGTCCGGAGGACCGACTTCAACAGCACTTCCGCTTGGAAGATGTTGTCAGGCGATACGACCAGCTTGTCCGGCGACAGCCGGATCCGCGCACCCGTGTTGTTCACAGCCTTGCGAATCGCGATGAGCATCTGTTCGATGGTCGTTTGCGACAGCGCGCCCGAAGTGGGCAGCAGGTTGCTGAACGTGTTCCCGACGATCGGGTGCGCATTGCTGTTCAAGGACACGCCATCGCCGCCGAGGTAGCTCGGGTTGAATGCGCGGTTGAACATATTCGAGGTGAGCGTTTCCTTCGTCTCGATCAGCGCTTGGGCGAGGTGCTTCGCATAGATCGAACCGAGGCGGATGTGGTCGCCGTCCTCCATCAACACCTTGGTCAGCGCGTAGGCCAGACCAAAGACGCGGTAGATGTAGCGCTTGTTGAAAAGCACCCCGCCTTGTTGATACGTCACCGGCATGCCCTCGGGCATTTCCGGCGCAGCTGTGAACCCGTACATGACAGGCTCTTCGTGATACGCTCGGGCCGTCCCGGTCTTCTGCGTGATCACCTTCTTCCACTCGTCCTTGCGCTGGTCGTACACGCCATCGAAAGCATCGTTGAGGATGGGCTCAACGATTGCCTTGAAGTCGGTACTGCGCATGGGAGCGGCAAACAGCACCATCCCGGTGCTTGCCATGTAGCCCATGAGGGCCGTGCTGATGCGTTCGCCAAGGCCACGGAAGAACGACTTGATTTGGTTGATCATGGTCGTTCCCCTTAGATGGCAACCTTGTTCGCCACCAGCTGGTGCCGAGCAATCTTGACTTGAACGATTGTGAACAGATCGCCCGGCGAGTTGTCCTCGAAGTGCGAGATGTCCAAGATCGTGAACTGGCCTTGAACGCCCACGCCGACCAGCGATCCCAGAGTGGCTTGCGACAGTCCGGTCATCGCGTTGCCCGCCGTGATGTTGGAGGCGTCGGCTTGGTCGCCGATAGCTGTCAGTGGGATCGGACCGGCCGCTTGTACCTCGAACACCGTTGCGGGATCTTCCCACACGTATGCTCGCGGTTGGGTGCCAGCTTGGACCGTTTGACCTGCGGGCCAGAAGTTCTGATAATTCGGCTTTCCGTTGGCGTCGATGAACTCGCAGCCAACGAAGATTCCGAGAATGTCAGCGCCGCCAGCCGCTTGTTGGATGGTGCCATTGGTGTTCAGCGATACCGGCATGCCCTTGTAGAGCACGCTGGCATACGCCGCAGCAATGTACCGGAGAATGCCCCGGTCGAGCCCTGTCGGATGATAAATCGGACGGAACCCGAAGGGAGCAGCAATGTTTGACATTGTGCGTCCTTTGCGTTACAGGAACTGCTGATCAGGGAGCCGCGCGGCAGCTTTGACAGATCGTTCCAAAGTGGTGAGGCCGTCAGCAACTTCGCCGCCGGTGTTATCCACTTCCGCATTTCCCGCTTTGATATGCGCCAGGATGGACTGTTCACTCTCAAGAGGCTTCTTGTGATGAAAGATATTCATCATGATCTGGTACCGGCGTTGAGGGATCTTGTGCAGAACCAACTCGTTGCAGGTGATCATGCCCTCGAAGTTGAGTAGGGCTTGACCCGCGGACGGATCAAACCCCGGCATCTCCGAGCGCAGCACGGGGGAGTACCCCATGCGCTGCCTCTTCTGGATCGTGTCCATCGAACTGGTGCTCGAAAGCCAGCATAGATGAAAGCCGGGAATAGCAGGAGGGTTAGCCACGCCGCTGTTTTCGTATTCAGCCATGATCATGGCTTCATACTCTTCATCGGACAGGGCCGCTACATCAGCGCGTTCTGCGTCCTGACGGACACTGTAGTCACCACGCACATCGGGTGCCCCTGATCGAACCAGACGCGAATCTGCGTCGTCGTCACCAGAGAGGGACGCTTCCGGCGTCCACGGTTGTTTCGGGATTTGGCTCATGATGGTCTCAGTTGGTGGAAGTGTGCGAAGCGTCGTACTCACGGTAATCCTTGATCATCTTCGCTTTTCGTGTTGGGTCATCCCACGCGCCGGACTCTTTCATAGCCCGCACACGCGCTTCACTCAAACGAAAAGTTGATCGACTTCCACCTCCGTTTGTAGAGCTGCCACCTGAACCCGCCACCGGAGACCGGCGACCATTGGGCTGATTATGGGCCGCTGGTTCGCCGTTGTCAACGTCCTTGAACCGATCAGGCATATATTTTTTCCCTCGAGATTCGAGTTCCTGCCAGTACGCCTCCGACGAAGGATCCCATCCTTCGTTGAACATGGTATTGTCAATGGCAGATAGGATGCGGGAATGCTCGTCGGTCGAGTTGGATCCCTTGAACCACGTATGCTTCTCGCGGAACTTTGCGGCCAGCTTGACCGTCTCGGGGTCAAGGTGCTGTTGCTGCGGCTTGGAAGCCTGCTTCTCAAGATTCGTCCGTGCACTCGTCAGCTGCGTCTTGTAGTTTTGCAGCTGCACCAGCCGGCGCGTGGCTTCGGCTACCGTGGCACCGTCCTGAGCTTCCGTGGCCTTCTGGATAGCTGTCGTCAGATCCCGTTCAGCCTGTGCAGCTTGCTGCTCGGCGTTCTGGAGTTGGGCCATCTGCCCGCTGACGTTGGTACTTTCCAGATTGCGCAGCCGTTGTTCGAGCTGCATGCGTTGGTTCTTTTCGTCGGCCAGCCGACGCTCCAACGTCTCCATCTTCTCACGGCTACGCTGCTTTTTGTTCTGGCGTTCCAGCCGGCGGCGTTCACGAATCTTCTCGCGCGCGGCGTCGTCCGGTGCGTCCTCGAGTTCCGTATCAACACGGGCAGAACGCTCTTCGCCATCTGCTTCGTCGTCTTCATGCTCCTCGGCGCCAACCGGTTCCTTCGGAGCGTCGGGAGCCAGTTCTTTCTGAAACTCCTCGACTTCGCTTGGTGCGGACGTAGCATCTACGTTCAGTTGCGCACCAATTACTTCACCTGATTCTGCGGCCATGATGTCTCCTTATTGAATGAACGTTCGCACCCGCAGCGGATCGCCAGTGTAGGCACCGAGCAGGTTGTGGTCGTCGAGCATCAAGATAACCACAGGGTCGCCCTTGTCATCGTCCAGCGGAACATGCAGACGATCGCCGAGGTGGCGAGGGAAACGCACGAAATCGCCCACTTTGGCCCATGCACCCTCGGGCCAATCTTCATAAGTGCGCCGATTCTTGAAGGCAACCGGACCAGCTGCAATGAGCTTGCCGACTTGCATATTCCAAGCTTCGGTCTGCGTGGACTCCGTAATCAATGCGATTCCACCCTTGGACATGCGCATCACTCGCCGAACCTGCACCAGAATCTTGGCGCCGAACGGACGAAACTCCGGATCTACCTCGGGAAAAACATCGTCGAGTGTGTACCCCGATGCGTCCTGTCCGTCCGCATAGGGGTTGACGATTGCTAACTTCGCATCCATTGTCGCTCCTTCAAGCAACGCTCGGTGTTGAGGGACCGGCTACGAGCTTCACCGGCCCCTGTGGGAATCACTCCCAAACGCGCGGACCCTTTCCGTGATGTTGCGTTGTTTCAGAGTCAGCCGCTTCCTTCTTTTCGGCTTTCTTTTCCTCTCTGCTCTTCTTGTGGGCCTTTACCGGGGCAGCTTCTGCCTCTGCTTCGGGCGGCAGATCACGAGTGTAATCGGCCGTCAGGCCGACAACACTGTAGCCGGTGAGGTCCAGTTCCAGCTGCACCAGCGGTGCTACCAGCAGCACCTTGACGCTCTTGCCGGTGATGTATTCCATCGTTGCTTCTTCGCCGGTGAGTGCTTCCAGCGTGATGGAACTGCCTTCGGTCAGCATCCCCTGATCTTCGGTGTCCATGTGCGCGACCACCACCGGGGTATCCGTGCTGAACGATGTGATGGTACCGGTGAGGTCCGGTTCCGGTTGCACGTATTCGCCGACCAGCACGACGCTGCAACCCATCTCTGCGGCTTGTTCCATGCCAAAGCCAAACACCTGATTGGCGACTTGTTCCGGAGTTTCCAGATCCATCTGCACCTCTTCTTTGAGGCCAGATGCATAGGTGATTTCAAACGTGTTGCTCATTTCGAGTCCTTTTCGATGCCCTTGGCATCATGAACCATCTGTTGCGTGATTTCATTCAACTCGAGGTAGCGTCCGAGTCGAATGTTGAACTCTTCGATTGTCTTGGGCGGATGCTCAAAAACGTCGTTTTGCAGCTGCGCAAGCTTGTCTAAGAGCTTACGTAACAGCCGTTCATCGACATCAAACGCCTTTGACACCATTCGCTCTCTTCACCTTCGTGAGCGGTGCTTGCTGAAAGCCGCCTTTCGGTGGCACAGGAGATTCCTGCTTTGCCGGGCCGAAGTTCACGGGTGGCTGCACGGAGCCACCTTTCTTCATCCCCGTGACGCTTTGGCCCATCGCCATCCGCTTGTGCTGATTGATTGCATCCGACATGATTAGCTCCTTTACGTCGCTTAAAAAATTATAGCCCCGATTGTCACCAACTCATCAAGATAAAATTGTAACCGAATCCTTCACATTAACATGGCAATCGCCAGCAACATGTCTTCATCGTCGTCGTCATCTTTGATTGGTGCCGCTTCCGGTTCGATTTCCGGTTCCTTGAAAGATGAATAAGGATTGATTTCCTCACTCAACTCTTGCATCATCTTCTTGACTTCGGAGTCCAGATGACGCTTCTTTACCGCTTCTCTACGCTGTTTTGCCTCAGTAGCCAGCTGTTCTGTAGCAAACGTGACCACAGGGGTGGTCGCTTGCATCATCGGGATGACGCCCGCCGACGCCTGCTTAACAAGCTCCTTAGATACTTCCTCTAGAGCCTTCTCTTTGTCTCGTTTGGCGAAGTAATCCGTATAATACTGGATCAGCCAACGACGCATGCCCGATGCCCCCGGACCTTGCGGAGGAGCACGGGTAACGGAAGGAGCATAGCCTGTGAGTACGATGTTCCCTGTGGCGGGAACAAGACTCACGTTAGCTTGTCTGGTAACGGTCGGCGGATACCCCGTGAAAGTGATATTTCCGGTGTCGGGAACAAGCTCTGCCCCGGTAGACTGCGCAACCTGCGGAGTGTAGCCGGTGAACGTCAGCGTACCGGTTCCCGGCACGAGTGCCTGATTTACAGATTGTGCAACCGCCGGAGCCAGTCCCGTGAACGCCAGAGCACCGGTTCCGGGGTTGACACTCTGGTTTACAGTCTGAGCCAGTGCCGGAGCATAGCCTGTGAAGGTGATTGCCTTTGTTCCGGGAGCACCTGCCCACGGTTGGGCAATCGACGGAGCATACCCGGAAAGAACGATGCTTCCGGTTCCGGATACGACTTCTCGCGGTTGGGCAATGCTTGGCGCGTAGCCAGTGAATGTGATCTGCCCAACGCCAGGGTTGATGCCGGCTGCGACAGATTGGTCTACCGTGGGTGCGTAGCTAGTGAAAGCTAGTGTGCTGTTGCCCGGATAGACATTGACGGCCAGACCAACCGTTGGAGCATACCCTACGAACGCCACAGACCCCACGCCGGGCGTGAGCCCTTTCGGCTGTGCAATTGAAGGGGCGTAACCGGCCAGAGCCACCGTTCCGGCAGCTGGACTGAGTTTGTTATCTTGAACAATGACCGGAGCATACCCGGTAAAGACGATGCTACCTTGCCCCGGATTCGCAAAATGGTAATCAGTTGCGGAAACACTCGGAGCATACGTAGCAAGCGCAAACGTGCCTGTTCCCGGCTGCACCAGCACGCCAGCACCTTGCGTGATCGATGGAGTATTACCAAGTAAGCTAATTGCTGCCGTACCGGGAACAAGCGTTACAGTAGATGTGGTATCTACCGCAGGCACATACCCGGCGAATGTCAGAGCTGCACTATCTGGTGCAACAGTCTGATGGGCTGTGCGTGCAACACCCGGAGCTTTTGTAGTAAAAGCAATCGCCCCGGTACCCGGAAGCACGTCGATCGTGACACCCTGAACAAGCGTCGGAGCATACCCGGTAAGTCCGATGGCGCCTACACTTGGAGCTACACCGGAAGGTTGAGCAATCGTCGGTGCGTAACCTGTGAAAGCAATCGCTTTCGTTCCGGGGATCAAAGCTACGTTTGCGGTCCGATCAACCGTTGGTGCGTACTTGGTGATGGTGATTGCACCAACGCCAGGAGTCAACGATACAAGGGCAGATTGCGCCACTGTGGGCACATAGCCCGTGAACGTGACAGCACCTGTTAACGGATCTACCCGTACAGGCTGAGCAATCGTTGGTGAGTACCCGGTGAACGCTACAGTATCTGGACCGGGGATCAGTTCACGATTAGCTGTCTGCACCAATGTAGGCGCATATCCAGTGAAGACGACAAAATCTGCGTCTGGATTTACAGGCGTATCAGGTGTGGTGAGGCCCCACCACCAATCATTCCAGATGAGTCGAGCAGCACCACCGGAAGCATCAATGCCGGGAATCGTTTGCTTACGGAACTGGATGGTTCCCCGTGCCGATCTGTTGCTTGACTTAAATTGCCAAGCACTCCCAATCTTTCGCCCGTAACCGCTTTTGATGTCTCTGACAAACAGCCGTGCGCTAACAGCTGCACCGGCTCCAAAGCCATTAGCTGCAACCACAGAGAACAAGGCGCCATTATCTGCCGCAGTAGCCGCCGGCGTAGTATAGCTGCTGGAAGTCGCACCCGAAATGGGCACGCCGTCCTTGTACCACTGATACGAAGTCGGCGCATCGTTGTAGCTGGGAGCAAAAGTGGCTGTGCCTCCAACAGAGGCCGTCTGCTGTGCGAATGGCCGTGCGACTGGTGGAGTATCACCATCGTAGACAAACTGCGCGGTTGGCACCAGAAACGAGCCACTCCCCGAATGGCGCACGCTGCCCGTGGTGAGGCGCGCCATGTCAAAGTGGCCGGTGTACGGGCTCCAGATTGGCCCACCAGATGTCCAAGCTGTACCTACAGCCGGAATACCAGAGTACGCGACAGCAGTGCTAACTCCACCAACATTTACAGCAGTGCCACCCGCCGGACCAACAAAGGCGAGAATCGTGCCGGCTTCACGGCGAATCGAGACGTAGATGGGAGTACCGCCGCTGGGAATGACCCCGGTAGCGGAGGTGAAGGTATTGATGTTGTTCCACTGGAAAACCAGCTCACCAGCGCTACCGATGGCTGCACCAAAGCCAGTCGAGGTCTGAGGATCACCAATACTCCAGAGATACCCGTTGAACCCCACGTTAGGGGTGAGCATGAATAGCTCTATCTCGAAGTCACCGGGCGCACTGACAATTCCGCTGCCAAAGATACCACCACCAGAGGTAGCACCGATCGCTAGCCAATTGCCAAAGACGCCTCCCGCCTCTATGACTGTGCTTGGATCATACGCACTGAATGTTATCCCCGTGGGGTTATCATTCGCGAAGTTCTGCGAGCCAACGGTCCCGTTGAACTGGAGCAGAAACGGGACAGTTGCCACGGACTATCCTTGCGATTCGACGTAAGAACCGCTGATGTTGGCTGGCGTTGTAGTGCTCGGAATGAAGATCAAAAACGGGACTGCGCCATCAGGAATACGCGGAAATCCGCTTGTCAGCAAGTCAATAGCATTCGCCGTGTTGGCTGCGGTAAGCTCTAATGAGGCCAACATACGGTAAGCAACGAGATTAAGCGTTCCAGACAGCCATGAGGTTGCATTTAGGAAAGCTTGAACACCCCGTATGCCAGTATCACCAGCTTGCAAACCAAACCGATAGAACGTGCCGATAGCACTGGAGTTGAC